TGTCTAAGGCCCTTAAGAGAAATATGGAAACTGCATTGTGCCAAAACCAGGCTAAAAATGCCGGTAATGCTTCAACTGCAAGAGCTACAAGATCTTTCGAGGCTTGGGTTGCTACTAATGTAAGCAGAGGTACTGGCGGAGCTAACGGATCCGCAAGTGCGGCCGCTACTGATGCCTCTAATGCAAACAGACGAGCACTTACTGAAGCACTTTTGAAAGGTGTTTTACAGTCTATGTTTACAAATGGAGCAGAGCCTAAATTAGCAATCGCCGGGCCAGTAAATAAACAAGTTATTTCTGGTTTTACTGGAAGAGCTAACACTAGAGCGACTGTCGATGTAAACACAGTGAGCTCAAGCGTTTCAATCTATGCGTCTGATTTCGGAAATTTAGAAATTATTCCGTCAAACAGAAGCAGAGACAGGTCTCTACTTTTAGTAGATCCAGAGTACGCTAAAGTGTGTTTCTTAAGAAACTTTAAAACAGTAGACATCGCCGCTATTGGTGATGCTGAAACTAAACTATTACTTGCTGAGTATGGTTTAGAGGTTTCTAACGAAGCAGCACACGGAATCGTAGCTGATTTAACTACATAATAAATATTGGGGCCCTGGTTTATTCTCCTGGGGCCCCACTATGATCAGCTATGAAAAAAACAACGCTCATTGCCAATAAATCTGGCCTTAAAACTGAATTCCACACGGAAGACGGAAAGGGAGTCACAACGACTACCCAGGATGTCAGCAACACGATTGGTTATGTTAAGCAACTAAGAGATAACACCCCTGGGAAAGATTTGCGTCACGTAGCAGAGGTGCCCCTGGTCATCTGGGAAAAAGCAGTCCAGGAAGGTTGGCACAAAGATAAAGCAAAATGGCGTCAATGGTTAAATAACCCAGATAACGCTATTTTTAGAACTTGGCCAGGAAAGGTTTGATATGAATTACACAGAATTAAAAACACAAATAGAAAATTATCTTAATAGATCAGACCTAACTAATGTCCTGGACGATTTTATAAAACACACAGAGGCCGAGGTTAATAGAAAACTAAGGCACAAAGATATGATGAAAAGAGTGACGGCCGTCGCTGATACACAATATGTTCAATTACCTGGCGATTGGCTAGGGGCCGTTAATATAGATATTCAAAACACAAACCCGACAGTTAATTTGAAACAATTAAGCCTGGAGTCAATGGATGATTATAGAACTGCAAACGATGATCCTACCGGACAACCTAAATATTTTGCAGTAGACGGCGACACTTTAGAATTGGCCCCAACACCAGACCAGGAATACACGCTACAAATGGTTTATTATGCGGAACTACCGCCCCTGGGAACTGTCAATACAGAAAATTTTTTATCAAGAACTGCCCCCGATGTTTATTTATATGGGGCCTTGAAACACGCTTCTATTTATTTAATGGAAGATCAAAGAATTCCTTTATTTGTCCAATACTTTGAAAAAGCAATGGAAGAACTAAGGATGCAACAGGCGAGAGCGGATTATCACAAGGGATCCTTAATTTTAAAAAGGCGAACTTATGGCAAACCAAAATCGCAAAATTACTACTATAAAAGCTAAATTATAAGGAGGAACTTACTATGGCCGGTTTTAGTGATTTTTTAGAGACGAAAGTCTTAGAACACGTATTTGGTGGCTCGGCTTATACGGCCCCAACTACTTTACATATTGCCCTATATACGGCGGCACCATCAGATTCCGGAGGCGGAACTGAGGTATCTGGCGGAGCATATGCTCGACAAACGGCGACTTTTAATGTCAGTGGAAACACGGCAACTAACGCCGCAAATGTTGAATATGCGACTGCAACAGCAGACTATGGAACTGTCGTTGCGATGGGTATTTTTGACGCCGCTACAAGCGGAAACTTACTTGCATACGGAACGCTAACGACTTCAAAAAGTGTTAGTACCGGGGATGTGTTTAGATTTAACGCTTCTGCGATAGATATTACACTTACATAGTAGAGGTCTTTAATGTCCTCTGTTCCTTACGGCAGTTATTTCTATGGGCGTTCCAGGTACGGAACGCCTGGATACCATTTTGCTGAGTCAGATATAAGCGGCACGGCGGGTGTTAGTCAAACTCCTAGTGTGACTTTCACTCTCTTCGGCCCGGAAACTGTTGCTCAAGGGACAAGTGCGGCTATCCAGGGTAATCATATATTTCAACAAAGCACAAATATTAATGGTGTATCTGCTACAAACGCTGATTATCGTAGAGTTAGGCTAGGGATACCTCTTGCTATTTCTGAGGGATCCGGAAGCCTGGTACACGGAACACAGGTCGACCAGGCGGAAACATTTATCCTGGTCACTTCGGGCCATACCGCAACAGGAAATCAAATTGACCAGGGCCAGGTTTCTATTTCACTTGCATCGGCTTCTAACCAAACCGGCACACAAATTGATTTAGGAGCAACAAGTTTAAGCGAAACCTCGTCACAGACGGCCGTCGGCACACAAATTGATTTAGGCCAGGTAAACCCGCAAGGAACATCATCGACAGTATCAGTAGGGACACAAATTGATTTAGGGGCCACAACCTCTATAAATGAGGTAGCTAATGTTTTGACTTTGAATCCACAATATCAGAGTCAATATATAGACTTTTATGTTGAGCCTTATGGGGGCGGAAATGCTTTTTCTCCATACAACCCTGGAGCTCCCAGGTCTGATATTACTTTGAAGCCTAATTATCAAATAAGGCTATACCAAGAAGACTCGTCAAACGCCGGTCATCCTATATTTTTGTCGGCCGTAGCAGATGGAGTACATAACGCACAAAATGCTCATATTTCTTTAAGAAAAGATAATAGCGGAAATGAATACTTACAAATGTCGGCCGCTTCCGATAGCAGTTTGAATCCAGGGGGCACAGGCACAAAACAAAGAAGAACTATTTATATCAATAATGCCGATACATCTGGCCAGGCCCCAACATACACCGGCAATGCTTATCCTTATGTTTATCCAACAACGACAGTCACTAAGGATCCACAAGTCACGGCCACTATTGGATCCGTTGTTGTAAATGGCCTTAATATTTTGACAATAAATGGTTTACCGGCTTATCAAGCGGTAGCGGATACAAGCACAGGCACGGCAAATGCAACCGGAGCCACATTTAAAGCACTTTCAGCAAATGGAACTCCACACACAACGGCTCCGGCATCTGCTTTTGTTTTTGACTCACTTTATTGGGTGGGAGCAACATATGTAGGTACACCTGGAACGGCCGGGGCCTATTTATCTGTAAATAATATAACAGCAACAACGCAACAATTATATTATTTCTGTTCTAACCACCCTGGTATGGGAGGCCAGGCCGATATAGGATCCGTGCAACCAGGCATTGAGGCCACATTCTTGTTAGTAGGCTCGGCCAATGTTAATTCGGAATCTGGACTTTTATCGAGTGGTATTAGACGATATTTTCTAGAGGCTTCAATGTCGTCGTCCTCTAGTATTTTAAGTGATGGCGGTTTAAAATGGACATTGCAAAGTGCAACCGCTACCACCTGGACACAACAAAAAATTGCACGAACTCCATAAAAAATAGGAAATATTATGAGCGATACATTTACTAACAATCTAAATTTAACAAAACCGGCCGTTGGCGGATCTACGGACACCTGGGGTACAAAAATAAATAATGACCTAGACGCCGTTGATGCAATTTTTTCAGCTACGGGAACTGAGGTTAATGTTAGATTCAATACTGCAAATTTTGATGATAATAAAAAGGCATTGTTTGGTTCAAACGATGATCTTGAAATTTATCATAATGTAAATAATTTTATAGCCGGGACTCCAAAACTAGCAATTCAATCAGACGACACGACTGATGGTGTTGAAATAGGATCTTTCACAGGATCAGAGGTAATGGCTAAATTTGTTAAAAATAATGCTGTAAGTCTTTACCACGACAATTCTGTAAAAATAGCAACTGCATCTGGCGGTGTAGATATAACCGGAGATATAACTTTATCGGGCACAGTCGACGGCGTTGATATTGCGGCCCTAAATACAACTGTTGCCGGAAAAGCAAACACTAGTAGCCTGGCGACTGTTGCAACCTCTGGGGCCTATTCTGATTTAACAGGAGCTCCAACGATTCCTACAAATACTAACCAACTTACTAATGGAGCCGGGTTTACTACTTATACATCAAACCAGGCAACAAACACAACTAGCTCAGTCAGTTTTGCTAATGTTTCAGTAAATGCAAATGGCCATTTATATTTAGCTTCCGGGACTTGGACTGGTGAAGTAGCTGGTAAAATACAACACCATTCAAGCAATATGTATCATCAATTTAGCTCAAACTTTATTTGCAGAAATGCGTCTGGTTCTAATGTATTTAACCTTGATAGTTCAGGAAATGGTACTTTTAATGCCAATGTCACAGCGTACTCAGACTTTCGTATAAAAGAAGATATCAAGACAATAGACAATGCTTTAGACAAAGTTTGTAAACTAAGAGGTGTTGAATACACACGAAAAGAAACAAAAGCTAGAGAGATCGGTGTTATTGCTCAAGAGGTAAAAGAAATCGTGCCAGAGCTAGTAAATATAGAAAATACTAAATCAGATATTAACCCAGAAGGTCTTGAAGATTTACACACAATGAAATACCAAAACACAGTCGGTTTACTCATTGAAGCTATTAAAGAGTTAGAGAAAAAAGTTAAAGATTTAGAGGATAAATAATGCCAGTACCTAGTAGTGGAGCGATATCCTTAAATCAATTTCACGTTGAAGCCGGGGGCTCAAGCGGCACACAATGTTCTATAAATGATGCAGACATTAGAGCACTTATTGGTAAAGCCTCTGGGGCCACAATGTCTTTTAGTGAATGGTACGGAGCCTCTGCGGCATCGCCTAACGGCTCGTCCATAACTTGTGGTACTCATAGCACGACCGGAAAATATGCCGCCACATATAAAGGTTATGCCGATAATGCGGCAATAGGAGGCGGATCAGCGATGGGATCTTATACTGATAGATCATTCACAGTAAATGGAAACTCTTTTGACTTGCTAGGAATTATGAGCAACACAGGAGGAATTTTCCAATTACACTCAATTTATCTTTCCGGAAATTACAATGGTCAATCTTTATCGGCCGTCACAGGATTTAGATATTTAAGAAATGGTTCTGCTTATGTTTTTGACAGTAATATGACTGATTACTTAGGGAATGCAATGGTCGGATCCTATAACTCGACTAGAAACGACACAGTTTGGTCGGCCATCTCTTCATCAAACCTAAGTGTTTCTCAGCTTCCTACAAGCGGAACTGTTAATTTTTATTGGAGTAATTAATGGTAGACGAAAAAGAAAAAGAGCAACCTAGTCCAAGTCCGGAAAACATTTTTGTTCCGTCAGAAATGCCAATAACAGAAACAGAGGAAATATAATGAGTTTAGTTTATGAGTTTGTTTGTAAGGACGATTCCTGGGTACATAATTTTGACAACGAAATTCAAGTCACAATCGTTGAGGGAAAAATTGGCGACAAAATAACAAGGGAAAAACTTGAGGATAATGTTGACGGCGATAGCCTGGTTTATGATAGCGAAAGCGACAAAGTTTTTAAAAGGCCCAACAAAATGATTTGCATCCAGGGCAGTATTGAAATGAACAATTTTTGGTCTGATGAAGACATAAAAGCAACAGATATTGACAGACTAAAAGAATTAACGGCCGATGATAAAATAAAATCTGGTTTTTATAGCGAGAGCACAACAGATGATGCAATTACAAATAAAGCATTTAACAGCACTTACCAATTTAATTGTGACTATGATGTTTTATCTCCGATGTCTAGAGAGTGG